CAACCGAAGTAAACAGCATATACATTAACAATGCTTCTAGTTCTTTGGTTACATTTAGTTTAGATTGGTACGATGCAGCATCAACAACGTTCTATACTTTAGCTGAACTTGTTGAACTACCTGCAAATTCACTACTACAGATTACAGATTATCCTTTGTATTTGATTGGTAGTGATAAAATACGAGGTCTTGCAAGTGCAAACAGTGCTGTAAATATAACAGTATCCCTAGAGGAGTTCTTTCAAACTTCTCTATAATTAAGCCGAAGGAGAGATAAATGGCTATTACAACTGCAATGTGCAATAGTTTTAAAACAGAACTACTAGGTGGTCTTCACGATTTAGATACAGACTCACTTAAAATTGCTCTTATTAAATCATCGCCGTCAGGCACATATGATAAAAATACAACTAACTACACTGATGTGACAGGTAATTCTGATGAAGCAAGTGGTACAAACTATACTGCAGGAGGTCAAGTACTTGATGGTGCAAGTCCAACTATTTCATTAAGTAATGATACTGCGATTGTTGATTTTAATGATGAAGTATTCAGTAACGTAACTATATCTGCTGATGGATGTATTATATACAACGCTGACAATAGTAACTCTGCTATTGCCGTTATTGACTTCGGTGGTACAGTGGCTGCTACTGCAGGTGATTTAACTATAGAGTTCCCAGCTGCTGACGATTCTAATGCTGTAATACGTATAGCTTAAGGACTATTTAATGGCTACTGTATCTGCAATATATGGAAGTGGTATATATGGTTCATCTGAATATGGTGTAATCAATGTTACAGCAAGTATTGCAGGAGTTTCAGGCACAGGCACAATTGCCAATGTTCTAGCAGGTGGTTTTGAAGTAGATATTACAGAACGTATTTCTACGGGAGTTTCAGCCACAGGTGCTTCAAATACTGTTCAACCAAATATAACTGAAAAAATTGATAGTGTTGTTGGTACAAGTGCAGTAAACGATAGTTGGACTATTCGTTCAGTTTACACTGCTTCTATAACAGGAGTTAGTGCTACAGGTGCAGTAAATGATGCGTTAAATTTTGTAGTAACTATAGGACCTATAGCAAGTGTAAGTGCTACAGCATCATTAGGAACATTACAAGAAGTTACAACTAGTGAAGCACTTGAAAGTGTTTCTGCTACAATTTCATTAGGTGTATTAACAGTAACAGGTGTCATAACAACATTCACTGCGTCAGCATACGATAGAAGAAATGTAGCTAATACACTACCTCAACAGACAAGCTCACAAAGGAGGGCTGCTTAATGGCGTTGAAATGGCCCGATAAAGATCCCGACGAACAACTAGATTATTCAATTAACTGGAAACCTCTTCTTGACACCGATACAATCTCATCAGTTATTTGGAAAATATATGATGCAGATGGTGTACTACAGACTTGGTCAAATAGTCAAATTGTAAATGGTTTACAGCTTGTCAGTCGTACGAATACAACTACTGTTGCCACAATATATTTAGGAAGTGGTACTGCGTTTACAACGTACAAGATTGTGTGTCAAGTAACTGCTAGTGATGCAACAATTCGTGAACAAGAAGTTCGCATAAGAGTTGTGGAGAAAAACTAATGGCTTATAATTATCTCTCTCTTACAAATGAAGTTTGTCGTAGGCTTAATGAAACAGAACTTACATCTTCTAATTTTGCTACGGCTACTGGCTTTTATTCCCAAGTCAAAGATGGTATTAACTCTGCAATTCGTGACATAAATCAAAAACATTTTAGTTGGCCCTTCAATCACAATACAGATGACATAACTCTTACTGCAGGTGAGCTAAGATACCCCCTACCAGAGAATGCAAAGTATACTGACTTTGACACTGTTCGTATCTTACGTAATGCTTCACTTGATCTTAACGAAGCAAGAAGACTCAAACAAATGAGCTACGATGAATACGTGGACAGATACATAGACCAAGAAGGTGAGACAGATACCACAAAGGGTACAGTTCCTGAATACATTGTTCGCTCACAAGATGGTGATCTCATCGTTGCACCTATGCCAGACAAAGCTTACACAATCGAGTATGAATTTTTTATGATTCCTGCCGACTTAGATACGTACGACGACGTTCCAACAATACCATTCAGATTCAAGCATGTGGTCGTTGATGGTGCAATGTATCACTCATACATGTTTAGAGACAATCTTGAATCAGCTACATTATCTCTCCGTAAGTTTGAAGATGGCTTGAAACAAATGAGAACTTTACTTGTTAATGAAAACGTATACGCAAGGGCAGTTTAATGCCTGATAGGTGGCAAACACATTCATTTGAGTTTAAAGGTGGTTTAATAACCAACTTATCTCCTTATCAGCAGGGATTTCAAGCTCCCGGATCGGCAAGAATATTGCGTAACTTTGAACCATCTACATTTGGTGGGTACAGAAGAATAGAAGGGTACGAGAAGTTTGATTCAACCACAGTTCCAAATACAGGTACTATTAGAGGTATTTTTCGATACGGAGATTTGGTATACGCTGTAAGAGGTGATGATTTATTTAGATCTAGTGGATCAGGTTGGACTCAGATAAGCGACAATGCGACTTACAACAGTGCAGGCGTCACCATAGCAAACACAGGAAAAGTAAGGTTTTTAAAGTACGACTTCGATGGCACAGAAAAAATTATGCTTGTGGATGGTGCAAGTAGACCTTTTAGATTTGACGGAACTACATTTGAAGAACTAACTTCACTGCCTGTTGATACATTGGGTTCAAGTTTTATAATCAATTTTAAGAACCACATCTTTCTTGGAAACGGAAATACTGTAGTTTATTCTGCTTCTTATGCAGATACAGACTTTACAAGTGCAAGTGGCGGTGGTATAATAAACATAGCAGATCCTATTACAGGTTTAGTTGTTTTCCGTGATCAACTTATCATATTTGGTGAAAGTACCATACACGTGCTTTCAGGAAGCAGTCAGGGGGATTTTGTACTAAAACCAGTATCTCGTGATCTAGGATGTGTTGCGTCTGATACCATACAAGAAATAGGTGGCGATATTGTATTCTTAGGTCCTGATGGACTTCGTCTCTTTTCCGCCACAGATAGATTTGGAGACTTTAGTTTAGCTTCTATATCTAAACCTGTTCAAAATGAGATATTAGATTTAGTCGGTAGTAGTTCAGGGGGTTTTGCAAGCACAGTTATACGTGAAAAAAGTCAATACAGAATATTTGGATATAATTCATCATATTCTAATTCTTCTGCTAAAGGTGTAGGATTTACACAATTACAAGAAGGTATTTCGTTTTATGACTTGCGTGGTATTAATGTTTATGTAGTCCATAGTGAATATGAGAATAGAACAGAGCTTATTTATTTTGGTGCTAGTGATGGCTATGTGTACAGGATGGAACAAGGTAATGGTTTTGATGGCTCAAAGATATATGCTACATTTGCTACGCCTTACATACCTTTGGGAGATCCTACAGTACGTAAAACGATATACAAAGGTGTAACATATTTAGATGTGAATGGAGAGTTTGATATTAGTTACTCTCTTAAATTTGATTTTGACCAGTTAGGAATCATTCAACCTAATTCACTTCTTTTTTCAAGTGACACAAGTGCATCTGTTACTTACGGTGCGGGAGCTTACGGAACATCTTCATTTGGTGGTAAACAGAAAGAAATTTACGAATTACAGACAATAGGTTCAGGATTTACAGTGTCAACAGTATACGAAACAACAGGAACAGACTTAGATTCTGTTTTTACCATTGATGCTGCTACATTGCAGTATACAACTAACGCTAGGAGATAGGAAAAATGGCAGGCTACACAAGAAATGATACGCCTAATAACATAGCTGATGGAAACGTGATTAATGCGTCAGATCTTGATGGAGAGTTTGATGCTATAGAAGATGCGTTCAACGGCACGACAGGACACTCGCATGATGGCTCTTCAGGTGCAGGACCGCAGATTGCTGCAGGAGGTATAGCAAGTAATGCTGTAACAACTGCAAAGATATTGAATGCTAATGTCACTACAGACAAAATAGCAGATTTAAATGTTACAACTGCAAAGATAGCAGCAGACGCTATAGACGGTACTAAAATAGCAGATGACTCCATTGATTCTGAACACTACGTTGCAGGGTCGATAGACGGAGAACACATAGCAGCAGACGCTATAGACGGTACTAAAATAGCAGATGATGTAATTGATTCTGAACACTACGTTGCAGGTTCTATTGATGCAGAACATCTTGCAGCTAACTCCGTTACGAGTGCAAAACTTGACACTAACATACAGGTAGCAGGCACTCTTGGTGTTACAGGTGAGACTACTCTAACGACACACCTTAACATGGGTGACAATGATATCATTAAGTTGGGTGACAGTGCTGACTTACAGATTTATCATGATGGGTTGCATAGTATTATTAAAGACGCAGGTACTGGAAATTTACAGATTAACGCAGGGAATTTTAATGTAAATAATGTTGCAAATACAGCTAATATTATTGTTGGTAACGATGGGGGTGAAGTTAATCTCTATTATAACGGTTCTAAAAAACTCGCCACCACCGCAACAGGCATTGACGTAACAGGTACAGCTTCTGCAACAACCTTTAGTGGTGACTTGAATGGAACTATTAATACAGCTACAACAGCAGCAACACAAACAGCAGGTGATAATACAACAAAGGTAGCTACTACAGCATTTGTGACAACAGCAGTTGGTAATGCAGAACCATTCCCTTCAGGTACATCAATGTTGTTTCAACAGACAGCAGCACCTACTGGTTGGACAAAGCAAACAACTCACGATGATAAAGCACTAAGAATTGTAACTGGTACTGTTGGAACTGGTGGTAGTTCTGCATTCAGTACTGCTTTTGCAACTCCAAGTGTTGCAGGGG